TTCAACAAGACCGCAGATTATTTGCAAAGACTGGATGGATAATTGTAATCTTTGCGTTGTTGGACGCAAGCACAATCATCCTTGACCTTTACCGAAGCGGAGAAATCCGCAAGGCTTGCCTGACCATCACTGGAGGCAATCCGCTGTGGCGTGACCTCGAACAGGAAACCGTGATGATCTTGCTCGAAAAAGACCCCGACAAGATCGCCAAGATGCACCAGCAGAAGTACCTGCGCTTTTACATTGTTCGCCTCATCATGAACCTGTACCGAGGCAACAACAACCAGTTCGCCAAGAAGTACCGACACCACGAGGAAAGGACCGAGGTTGATCCCGAAATCGAATCCAATGCCAAGGACTACGATCCCCTGCTCGATCACCTATGGACTATTGCCCAGCAAGAGATGGATTCGTGGGCCAAGGATGGAGCGTTTCCCTATGACAAGGAACTGCTGAACCTTCTCATGCAGACTGGCAACATGAAAGCCATGAGCAGGGAAACAGGCATCCCGTACAGGTCCATCATCTACTCGATCGAACAGGCCAAAGCCAAAATCAAAACCGCAATTGAATCCCATGGATATACTGGTGTTTCCCATCCTGATTAGCGCACTCGCTACCCTTGCGGTCGTGGAGTTCCGAGTTCTACCCCAATGGTTCTACGCACTTGCCATAGTCAAGCGCAAGCCGTTCAGTTGCATGACCTGCTTTGGATTTTGGCTTGGCTTTGCCCTAACCCTGCCGACCTGCCAATGGTATCTTGCACCTATCCTTGGCCTTGCATCTTCAGCCACTACCGTAATCATTCGAGAATGGATTTACAAATGACCAACGATCAGTTTATCGTTGCCCAAAAGCATCGCAAGTACTGGGATCAGTATGTTGCATCCCTGACTATGCGCCTGACACCCGAAGCTACCGCAGACCTGCAGGCAATCCTGACCGCTCACGGCCGACCGAATACAAATTGGTGGTGCGCAGACTGCGTAAAATCAGCCCTTGAATACATTTACCTTCAGGCTGACCTGTTCATTAAAACCAACCAAAACACCGTAACCCACACCCTGAATGCCCCTACCAATCCCGAACAATAACGAATCCAAGGACAGCTTCATTGGTCGCTGCATGACCAACGACAACACCAATGCCGAGTTCCCCGATACGGCTCAACGCCTTGCCGTTTGTGGCTCACTGTGGGCAAATCACAAACGCAGCCAGTTCCAGTCCTATGCCGACTACGGTCAGGGCATCCGCAACAACGCCAAGCGAGGGATTGAACTTAACGAAAGGAATGGCAATAAGTGTGCTACGCAGACAGGCAAGGTCAGGGCGCAGCAACTGGCAGCTGGTGAAGGCATCAGCCTCGAAACCATCAAGCGGATGCATTCCTATCTCTCAAGGGCTGAAACCTACTACGACAATGCTGATGACACCTCGGACTGCGGTTACATCTCGTACCTCCTGTGGGGTGGTAAGTCGGCTCTTTCATGGTCAAGGAATAAACTCCGAGAACTTGGCGAACTTAAAGGAGAAGAATGATGAGCAGGTGCAGGCTCGCATGGAATCGCTTATGATGGTGATCACCACCCTGTGCGACTGCATCCAAGCGGTGGATGAATCCAACGCTCCAAATGCGTTTGCGGTCAAGATGAAGATAGTTGACAAAATTGACGAACTGATAGACAAAATTGAATACTGATGGGAACTAAAGCAGGGCATGGCAAGTACATTGAAACTCCCGAAAAGATGTGGGAGTACTTTGAGGCATACCGCTTGGAGGTCAAGTGCAATCCTCGGAGCAAGACCGTGTTTCCAGGCAAAGATGCCAAGCCACAAAAAGAACCGTTGGAGCGACCGCTGACCTTGGAAGGCTTTGAGAACTGGTGTGCGGATGCAGGGATAATCGAGGACCTAAGCAACTACTTCGCCAACACCAAGGGCAACTACTCTGATTATTCAACCATCTGTTCACGCATAAGGCGAGTAATTCGCCAAGACCAAATCGAGGGAGGCATGGTCGGGCAGTACAACGCATCCATCACTCAACGGCTGAATGCTTTGGTGGACAAGCAAGAGAATCAGGTGTTCATTGAGCAATGGATTGAGGAAGATGAATGAAGGTCATCAACACCACCGCCAAGCGAAAGATTGAATCGCTGACCCAACGCAAGAGGGTAATCCAAGGAGGCACATCGGCATCCAAGACCTTCAGCATCCTGTGCGTACTGATCAAGCAAGCCTGCACCAAGCGGACCGAGATTAGCATCGTAGGGGAAACCGTGCCTCACCTTCGCAGGGGTGCGATTCGTGACTTCATCAAGATCATGATTGCGAAGGGCATCTTCGTACCTGCACGGTGGAACAAGACCCTGCTGACCTACCAGTTCGCCAACCGTAGCAGCATTGAGTTTTTTTCCGCTGATCAGGAGGCAAGGCTCCGAGGTGCAAGGAGGCAGGTGCTGTTCATCAACGAGGCCAACAACATCGACTTTGAATCCTACTACCAACTGGCCATCCGTACCAGCGATGCCATCTACATCGACTACAATCCAACGCATGAGTTTTGGGCGCATACGGAGGTCCTGCGTGAAGCGGATTCCGAACTGCTTATCCTGACCTATCAGGACAACGAGGCCCTGCCTGATACCATCCGCAAGGACATCGAACTGAACCGCACCAAAGCCGAAACCTCTGCGTACTGGGCGAACTGGTGGAAGGTGTATGGCCTCGGTCAGGTAGGAACGCTACAGGGAGCCATCTACGAGGATTTCGAGGTCGTGGAGGGTATCGATGTCAGCCGATCCAAATTCGTGGCTCTTGGGCTTGACTGGGGCTTCAGCAACGACCCTACGGCATTGGTCGCCATCTACCGCCAAGGGGACTGCCTGCTCATCCAAGAACTGCTCTACGCAAGGGGGCTGACCAACCAAGACATCGCAGACAAACTGCGGTCCTTGGGCATTACAAGGGCGTGGGAGATTGTGGCCGATTCCGCAGAGCCTAAGTCCATCGAGGAAATCTATCGGTTAGGCTTTAACATCAAGCCAGCGGAGAAGGGTCCTGACTCGATTCGCAATGGCATCGACATCCTCAAGCGGTACAAGTTGCAGGTCACCAAGGACAGCACCAACCTCATCAAGGAACTGCGCTCCTATACTTGGGCGACCGACAAGGAGGGCAAGAACACGGGGATCCCGATTGACTCCTTCAACCACGCCTGCGATGCCATGCGGTATGTGGCCCTCAATAAGTTACGAGTTAGTAACAGTGGCAAGTACGTTGTGGTGTAGTTTTGCGGCATGAACCTCTACCAAATCATTGACCTAATCATCGAGGCTGGCAAAGTCCTGACCTCGGTGCTGGTGATCCTTACCCTCGCCTGCCTGCTCGGAGCGGTGGTCATATCTTTGACCCTATGAAGATTGTCCACTACTACCATATCTATTGCGGAGGGAACTGGCAGCTGATCCTGAACCAGCACATGATGGCGGTGTGCAATTATGGCCTGATCAACGCACTCGATGAAATCCGTGTCGGCATCGTAGGTCCACCCGAACAACGCAAGGCGGTCAAGGAGGTACTGGAAGGCTCGATGGTTGCCGATAAGGTCAAGGTGGTCGTTACACGCACCAACGCATGGGAGCAGGCGACCCTGACCGAAATGTACAAGGCGAGTCAGGATGAGGATGCCGTGTACTTGTATGCACACACCAAGGGAGCAAGCGACCCATCGCTGATCAACCAGCTTTGGAACAGGTCAATGACCTTCTTCAACGTGGTGGCTTGGGAGCGTTCCCTGCAACTGCTGGAAGGCGTGGATGCGGTCGGTTGCCATTGGATTACCAAGGAGCAGTTTCCGCACATGGCGGACCATAACAACCCCGAAGGTTACCCCTACTTCGGTGGTACTTACTGGTGGGCCAAGTCGAGCCACATCAAGGAACTTGGTGAGCCTGTCAGAGATAACCGTTGGCAGGCCGAGCATTGGATTGGCAAGAAGCCTGACACGAAGGTCCACGACACCAACCCCGGATGGCCTTCGCCTGAACGATTTGTCATAACTTTTTAGCATGCACATACAACAAGTCAATTTCATCAACTCGGTCAAGGTTCAATTTCCCGACTATTTTACAGGCAAGTCAGTCCTCGATGTTGGAAGCCAAGATCTTAACGGCAATAATCGCCAATTCTTTACCGACTGCGAATACCTCGGCCTTGATATTTGCGAGGGTCGGAATGTTGATGTGGTCGGTTATGTTCATGAATGGGCTAAAACCACCAAGCAGAGGTTTGATGTGATCATATCAGGTGAAATGCTGGAACACGACCAACACTACATCAAATCGGTCAAAGCGATGTACGGCTTGACCAAAAAGGGAGGCTTGCTCGTAATTACCTGCGCTGCACCCGGAAGACCCGAACACGGAACAAGCCGAAGCAATCCAAATGACTCCCCAGCAACCAACGATTATTACATGAACATCGATGATGAGATGCTGATGGCTGCATTGAACGGTTGCAAGTTCAAGGAGTGCAAAGCCGTTATTCAAGGCGAGGACCTTTACTTTTACGGATTGAAACCATGAAAATCCAAGACCTAACCATTGACCAGTTCCAGCGGTTGGCTGCGATTGAGTTGTCGCCAGTTCTTTCCGATATGGACAAGCGTGTGGGAGTGGTGGCCATCACCGAGGGTATCAGCGTGGAGTTGGTTCGGGAGATGCAGGCAGGCAAGCTGGCGAAGCATTACAGGACCATCATCGACCAATGGAACGAACTCCCTGCGATGCAGTTCAAGAGCAAGTTCAAAGCTGGAGGCAAGTGGTGGAAGCCAACGCTGTTCACGGATGAGTTGACCGCAGGGCAGCTAATTGAACTCATGGATTACAAGACAACCGATGAGAAGGCATTGGTGCAGGACTTGCACAGGATCATGGCTACGCTGACCTGCGAATGCAGGTTCTACAAGTGGCTACCGAAGAAATACGATGGTGCTGGTCATGCGGAGCGAGCGAGCCTGATGAAACAGCACGCAACTATGGGCGATGTTTGGGGGGTGGTCAGTTTTTTTTTGTTAAGTTCAGAGAGTTACTTGCAAGTTTTGACCGACTATTCCAAGCACCTGATGAAGAAGGTCGAGGACCCGAAGTAAGTCCTCTTGCAGGCTACGGCTGGCTGATGGTGGTGTGGAGGATGGCCAACAAGGATGTGCTGAAGTTCGATGCCATCTTTGCGATGAAAGCGGTGGAGTTCCTGAACTATGCGCTTCTGATTCACGACATACTGGAAGCTGAACGGATGGAAGCGGAGAGGGCGAGGCGTAGGTAGGACACTATCAGGCGCAGGGTACATTTACCCACATGGAGTTCAACGTCTTTGTAGGTGGTTCGGGCAAGAAGCTAACCGACATCCAAAGGGAAGCCCTCGCAGGTTTCGGGGTTACCCTCGAAGATGGGGCCGTTGACAACAAGGCTTATGGCTTGGCAGTCAAGTGGGTGGAGGGTGTTATCAAGCTCGCAAAGCAGAACCTCGCTAACTCAAAGGCTATTGCAAGCAACAGCCTATCACAGTCCATCCAAATCACACCCATTGCCCTGACCGACAAATCCTTCGTGATTGGCATCGAGGCCAACGGTTACTGGAAGTTTGTGGACCTTGGTGTCAAGGGTGCAAATTCAAGCAGCCGTGCGCCTAACTCTCCGTTCCAGTACCGTGACAAGCGACCACCTCTGCGACCAATTCAGGAGTGGATTGCGTTTAAGTCTATTGCTCTTGAAGGCAGGGATAAGAAAGCAGCCAACCGAAGTTTAGCTATCAACATCGCCAACAAGATTCGCAGGGAGGGATTGCAGTCAACCAACTTCATGAGCAATGCAGCAACCCCCGAAATGATTCAAGTCCTGACCGAAAACATCGCAGAGGTCCTTGGCAAATCCATAAGCGTAGCAACTAATCTATAATCAATGGCAGTAACAATTTCAGGGTCACCAGCGACCTCCACACCCGTGTACAACAAGATGCAGTTCGTAGTCACCAGCAACCAAAGCGGACAAACCAACTATCGTTATGTCTGCGATGTGGAATATCAAGGCGGTCCAACAATCGTGCGGTTAAAATCCGACAAGCTGCCGACTGGCGAAGGCTTTTTCGATGTAGCAAAAGTCGTGGAAACAATGATCGCACCGCAAAAGCCGACAATAGCACAGGCAGCATTTGAAAACCACTACGGCTATTACCAAGGGTATCAGCTGCAATTCTATGATGAGTACGGCAGCACCCCAGTCGTTTATACGGGTTCGCCTACGATGACCAGCGGAAGGCTTGCCTTTGCAGGTAACTTGGAGCAGTTGGAGTTTCAAAACTGGAAGGCAAGTTTAGTGAATGTGTATTTTAGAAACAATCAAACTTTTAGTGCTGTAAGCCCCCTGACAACGCCTGATACTTTTACGGTGTATCAGGACAGTAAAGCGTGGCTGGCAATCAATGCCACCAAATACTCAACCGCTGGAACTAACACCTACTTAGTGTCATCCACGGTCACCTACAAATCTGTTACATACTACTTTGCGGTCAATCCAAGTCTTTCGGGATCGCCTGATGGCAATATTCAGCGATTTTCCTGTGGACCTGCACAACTGTCGGGAAACATTACTGCACTATCTGGAGCCGTTGCTGGTGACACTTACACGGTGCGATTCTTCGCAAATACTGGTGCTGCTTCAAAAATCACCACATTCAAATTCGGTTCTTGCCAGCGATTCAACTCCCAGCCTGTTCACTTTGTCAACAAGTACGGAGGCATCGACTCCTACACCTTCACGCTAAAGAACCGCAAGCGAGCCAACATCAAGCGAGAAATCTATGGGTATAATTCCGACAATTACGCCACCACGACCTACAACAAAGTTTGGTCAGGGGAATTTGACTACGTTTACGCACTTACCTCCGATTGGCTGACCGATGCCGAATCCGAGTGGCTGATTGAGATGGTCCGCAGTTCGCAGGTATGGCTTGAACTGGATGGAGTGCTGGTGGAGGCGGTTGTCAACGCCAACACCTACCAATTCGTAACTCGCAGGAATGATCGCCTGACGCAGTTGCAGATTGAGGTTGCCGATGCTTACAAGAACACAATCCTATGAGCGTTACCCTGATTGCTTATCCGCTGAATGACAGCAACACGGAGGTTGCCTATGTAGTTGACACAATGGGTGGCACGGACATCGCCATCACCTTCAGCATTGATGACATCAACGACATTACCAAGCGGAGGGGATCGTTTAGCAAAACCATCCAACTGCCAAACACCAATGAGAACGCAGAGCTGTTCAAGTTCGCCTACAATGTCCAGTCCTTCGTGGGTGGCTTCCAACCGAACAAGAAGATCAGGGCAGCGATGTGGGAGGATGGGGTGCAGGTGTTCAGCGGAGCGATGCAGCTGCTATCGATGAGCAAGACCAAGGGCGATGTGACTTACGAGGTTGGTTTGTTCAGTGAGGATGTGAGCCTATTCCAAACCATCCAAAACAACCTGCTGGTCAACACCGCTGGCGTGACTGGCATGAACCACACGCTAACCACGGCCCACGTTTCTGCGACTTGGACCGCATCAGGTGCGAGCGGTTATGTGTACGGTTTGGTGGATTCCTATGGTGCAACCGATGTGCTAACGCAGGGATGGTTTGCTGTGCCGTACTGGAAGATGGGGCCAAGCATTTACGTCAAGAAGATGGTTGACCTAATCTTCGCACAGGCAGGGTATCGCTATTCCTCTACATTCTTCAATTCAAATCTGTTCAAGAAATTAGTCATACCGTACTCGGCAGGCACGATATCAGTGAACCTGTCGGGTTCTGACTTTTTTGTCGCAAACACAAGCGGTCAAAACTTTTCGGGAACATTTAGTGGATACCTAAATTTTACAAACGAATCTTCACCCTATTACGATAACGGTGGTTATTGGAATTCCACAACAAGCACCTTTTCAACACCTATCGTGCCAACACGATTTAATGTGAAGGTAAAATTAAAATTTGGCCAAATCACTCATTTTAACAATACGACCTACAACTTCTTGTATTTATACAACGCCACTACCAGTTCTACTGTTGGAGGATTGCGTGGTTTTGAGGCAAACGCAAGCGGCACAAACACGATAACTTGGAACAACCAATCCTTTGACTCATCCTCAAACTATCGAATTTTAATGACAGGTGTGGGCAGCACCGCCTGTAATTTGGTAAGCGGTTCTACACTTGAATTTCAGTGTATTGAAAACCCTTTAAACCTTGGAACAATCGACATGCGGACCGCACTCCCTGCGGACATCAAGCAGAGCGACCTGCTGGTGGACTTGCAGAAGATGTTCAACCTATACTTCATGCCTGACGCACAGGACCCGAAACTCCTGTATATCGAGCCGTTCAAGGATTTCTACTCCAGCACCATCAACGACTGGTCGCAGAAAGCCGATGAAAATCAGGAGCAACTGCTGACCAATGGAGATCCGAATCAGTACAAGGAACTTATCTTCAAGTACAAGGATATGGGCGATTACCTGTCCAAGACGTACAAGTCCAGCTTTCCATTGGCCAAGGAAGGGTACGGTGGGAGGCAGTTCCTGACGCAGAACTTTTACGGCAAGTCGGACTTCGTGTGCGAAACCATGGCAGGCACGCTGATACCTGCATCGTTCACTACCGACAAGGTCATCGGCAGGTCTTGGGATTTAGAGG